GGTTGTGTCAGTCGGAATTGCCAAGTCAACCGGCGACGGGGCTTGGTCTTGCGGTAGACGCGAACGACGTTGTTCATCGTTCGTCGCGGGATCGCTTCACCCGTCGCACCTTCCCCATCACTGAACTCCGGGTCGGGGAGAATAGTCGTGGTTTGAAGAGTCGGCCAAGGAGCTTGTAGAATCATTCTCGCCGCCCTTCAAACTCGATGTTTACCGTGTAGCTGTCCTGACGATCTTGAACTACCACTTCGGTCGGGTTGGTCACAAAGCCACGCCACAGTCGCCCCTCATGCGACATCAACCCAATCTCTTCACCGACGTGGCTCTCGATGAAATCTAAGACCAGTCCGACATCTTCTTCACAAATCGCAGAGGCGGTGAAGAGTAAAGTCTCAACTCTTGGCCATTGAGAATCAGCGAACACATTCAGCGTACCACCGCGAGATTCCCGATTGATCCGATCAAATCCCAACCTGTCGATGTTCCCGATATTCATACTGCGGTCGAGCGTGACCAACTCAGAAGGTGTGTCGCCCGCCGGAAATCGCAACTGAAGACCCTTCGTGAATCCGGCATCATCGGGATCAGACAAGGTCGCGGGCGGCGGCGTCGGGTTGCCGGCGGCCCCTTCCCCGATGAAGGGCGTGTAGAAGCACTCATTGTTTACGCCGTCTGTCAGGAACAGAACAGACTGTTGAAATGAAATCGTACTGACCGCAGAAACAGGGTGGTCAATCAGTCGGGCCGCTGTCTGCGTGAATGCGATATTGTTGAACGCGAACTGCGATGCTGGCTCTCGTACTGGGTCGGCAGACTGCGTCAGGTTGAAAACACTGACCGCCCCGAGGGGGACATCCGCGGATTGCGCGAATATCAACACATCACTGGCTCGGTGGGCATCGCCCATACCGGCCGCGGTCTGTGCAAACTGGACTGTATCTACGGCTTGTGCGTGAAGATTGCGGCCGGTTGCGACCTGTGAAAATGACAGGGTACTCGCGGCATCGACCAGCACGTCCGAAACCGCGGAAGCCGTATCGGTGAAAGTGATCGAGGAAGCCGCATCAACCAGAAGAGTGTCTACGACATCGGCAGACTGCGCAAAGGTGATCGTGTTCGACGCATCAACGAGCCGATCCAAAAGGCCGACCGCCGTTTGACCGAACACCACAGTTGACTCGCCGCGGCCGGCAAGGTTCACGCCGGTTGCGGCGTCTGTGAAGACGATGGTCGATGTAGCGGTATGTACGTCGATCCGTTCGAACAGAACCGAAATGTACTGTTGCGTGACTCGGATCATCTCACCGTCCTGTTGTAACAAAAACCGCCGGGGAAGTAATGCAAGGCGACACCACCACCACCCTACAACTCCCACCGGCGGCTGCACGCGTTCCGCCGCTCGCGTTTACCCGTGCTCGATCCCCCATTGTGCGTTGTTCAATGCTGCCGGTTGCCACGCCGCTGAGGTATCTGGGTCATCCTCAACCACCTTATGAAAGTGGTCATAAGTGGTGCTGGTGACAGCTTGGTTAGAGTCACCGCCCCCAAAACTCGCATCTGATTTCACAACCTGCTTCAACGTGAACGATGTACCGGTAGTTTTCCTCGCGATCGCGTTCAGTTGGACTCCATGAATCTGTCCACCAATCGACAACGAAGGGAAATTGAACAAATCCCGTTCAGACACTGTGTCTGAATCGAGGTACGACGTGTCACCGTCAAAAGGGGTCTCATCAATCCGGTCGAAGTGATCGGTGCCACTATCCGGCGACCACTCAGAGTCATCACCGTCAGACGTAGGGAAGATGTCTCGGACGACGCTGTCACCTAAAAAGGTACTGCCAGTCTGCAAATACCAGTCGTCGAATTCCACGTTTCGGTTACAGTCATCGGCGAGAACAATCAGGTCCATGACGTCGGTCGCAACGCCGCGGGTGTTGACACCGGCCCCGGAGACTTCAGTGTCTCCGTCGATTCGCATTTCGAACGCACCATCGCTGGAATCCACCTTGTAGTACAGTTCGACGTAATACCACGTCCCAGACGCGAGAACAGTCGTCGATGTGCCGAGAAGTTGTACCGCAGCCCCGCGATACAATTCTAGTTCGTCGTCCGCGTTGATCTCGATACGGCACTGCTGACCGGTAGGGTCGTCATTGAGTGAGAAGATACGCCCAACTGACACGCCACTGTTGAATCGAAATGCGAATCCGGTAACAAACTCTGAATTGGAGTCGATGAATTTCACAATACGTGCCGGAGACGCATCCATGCGTAATGACTTTCCGGCTGTACCGCGACCCACCCCGACCTTGACGGCGGAAGAGAGGTTCACGCCGTCATATTTCACGCCGAGGTCGCTTGTAGCTACGTCACCGGTGGAACCCGGCAACCAGTCGAACCCTTCCGCCCAGACCAGCATGATTACGCGCTCACAGTGTAGGTGACCTTCGCCGTTTCACCGTTGTTCACCGCGACGTCGCCGCCGGTGAAGAGGGCCGTGGCCCACAGGACGTTGCCGGCCGCTGTGTGGTCGCTCTTGGTCTGAGCATTGGTTCCGCCGGCTACGAAGAGACCCTTCACCGTACCGGCCGAGGTGATATCGAACTCGACAACAGTAGCGTTAGTGATCGACTGACTGGCGGGTTCGCCGGGCGTCCACGTGGGCCGTGTCACCGCCGAGTCACCGTTGGCGGGATCAGTGTAGTCAGCGAACTCGTCCCAACCGTTCCCGGCTTGGTCGATGTCGTCATAGATGTCGTCTGCGGCCAACGCCGTGAAGCCGGCGAGATCGATCAGACCGAGGAACCACGACGTTTTCTGCGTACCGCCGTCAAACAGTACGTCTAAAGCGTCGTTCTTACCTTCATTCGTGATTCCGTTCTTGGCCCGATACGACCGCAGAAACTTGTCGCCGCGCCACACTTCGATGTTGAATACCCCGCCCATCTTATCAAGGGTGTGCCTTAATCGCATGGGAGTCGGAGCTTTGACCACTTTGGCGTTATCCCGCAAAAGCAAACGGTTCATTCTTACCTCACAGTTTGGAAGTTCCGCGGCGGAACTCGCGCCGCAATTCAGAAGCAACTGCTCGCGCGGTCATCCGCGGTGACGAGCTTTCGTTGACGTTCACGGTCACATCACCGACGTTGGTGACAGCACCGCCGTGATTCAGACGCAGACGTTGGTCGGCGTTGAGAGCTTGGAGCATCGCGAAGTGGCGTCGCGATTGACGAGCATTGACAACAGTCTCGCCCGGAGAGAGTAAGGCGTTGATCGTGTCACTACCTTGCGTTGGACCGCCGTGGGCACGCCCACTGGGGGCTGGTTCCTGACCGGAAAGAATCCGATCCAACTGGTTGTTTGAATTCACTCGGACATTGATTGTCGCCGCCCTTTGAACTCGTGCAAACCCGTCAACGAGTCTCTGTTGAAGTGATTCCGCTTCCGGAATTCCATTCAAGTTAAATTGAGACTCTATTGTTTTGATTTTCTCGCCTTGAGCCGCGATCTTCTGCAACGGCAATAGAGCGGCGGTGAGATTGGGAAAAGCGTTTTGCAACTGAGAGATTGACTCAGTGCTCTCACGCAAAGCGGTGATCCGTTTGGTCAGATCATCGACCTGTGTCTTGGTGACGTCACCGGAATTTCCCAGTGCCTTCACTTCGTTGACCAGTCGATTGAACTCGCCGACCGATTGCAGCAGTTGCTTGTCCGCTTGCGGCAGACTCTTCAGAATGAAGTTGTCGAGTTCCTGCCCTCGTAAACCACCCAGAGCTTCGGGCAGATTCGACCGAACTCCGGCGGCCTGAAATACCCGTCGCCCGCGACCACTCAAATCTCGCTGTTGAACTGCATCAAGTGAGCTAAGCTGCTTCAGCAGATTGGGGAGCACTTTCTGCGTGTCTTCGATGTCACGCTTTAGTTTGCTGACGGTTGTCTCTTCAGTGCGACGTTTGGTGAGTTGGCTCTGAAACTCCGTCAAACGTCGCTGAAGGTCACTGATCCCTCGTAACTCACCCCCGCCGGTCTGATCCAACAGACGTTGCAAGTCGTCAGGGCCAATGGCCCGCTGAACGGCTTGACGAGCACGATCAAAGACAGCTTGAGTTCGGGTGACGGCGTCTCTCGCCCCCTGCTCAACGTCAAATCGTAACTTGATCGGTCGCCGCTGGAAGTCAGCTTGGAAGTCGCGGATCAAACGCGTCAGACCGAGAATGTCGAACGCACTCAAATCCTTCTGCTGAAAAGCTGACTTCTGGAAGTCAGCCAGTGCCTTTTGCTGATTCCGTTGCTGCCTTGCGAGGGCTTCACCGGACAAAGGCGCGCCGGTCTCGTCAGTTGTCTTGAGATTCGCGAGTAACAACTTTGCCGACTCGCGAAGTTGCTGATTTCGTTTTTCCTGAGCGACCTGCTCCTGCCTGAGTTTGTCAGCCCGGTCGGTCTGAATCTTTTGCAATTGCAGTTCGAATCCGACTTGCTTGCTAAGCAAAACGTTAATCTGACGAACTGCGCCCTCTTCGGCGGTGCGGTCCCCGCGGGAGACGGCAAGCTGTCGAGCACGGTCGGCAAACTGGATGGCCCGCTGGAATTGCTGAGTCGCACGGGCAGCGACTTGTGGATCGGAAGCCCGATTGATCTGCTCTGCGGCAGCGCCCGCTTCGCGACGTGCCTTGGAGAGAAGTTCATCGAACTGCTCAAGTTGGTTGAAGCCACGGAGATCAAATTCGAATTGCCGGTCCGATTGCGATGTGCGGATATCCAGAACTCGCTGCTCACTAGCGTCGCGGAGTTTAAGACTTTCCGAAACTTGTCTCTTGATGACTGAGATCAGTCGCTCTCGGTCGCGGATCGTGCGGTTCAGACTGTCTTTTACTCGGTCGGTGAAGACCGTATTTTGGAAGTCTGCATCCTTCGTTTCCTGAATGAACTGCTGGGACAGACCGCGAATGGATTGACGAATCTTACGGATCGACTCTTCCGTTTTCCTCTGGGCTTTGAGGAAGTCCACTTCCAATTTCGCCGAGAATGCTTCAGACTCTTTCTTCGTTCTCACCATCTCGGCTTCGAGTTCTCGGAAGGCTTGCAATTGCTCCGGGGTCAGGTTGGAGAACCCTGTGAACTGTCCCAATCGAGTAGAGACATCTTGGAACGCTTCGATAACGCGGACGAACCCCTTCACCAGACTGGGACCAACATCCACGGTGAAGAAGTTCTTCAGCTTGTTGAGGGCAATAATCGCCTTCTGCGAATCCGCCTCAATGAATTGGGCGAATTTCAGATTTGTGAGGTTATTCTCAGTCTCCGAAATCTTTCGATTGAGTTCGTCAAATGCGTCGGACTGATTAGCGATCGCCTCGGCACCGGCTCGCGCACGAATCCGAGGAAACAGTCGGTTGAAGTCGCCGCCGGCCGAACGCAATTCTTTGATCGTGCCAACCAAGCCGAGAGTACGGACTGCCTGCTCCCCCGTGGCGAAGCCCAGTCGTTCCAACGCCGCGCGCATTTCTTGAGTAGGCTTCAGCAGGGAGTTCAGAATCCCCCGCATCTGCGTAACAGCTTCCGTGGTCTTGATGCCGCGGATCGTTAGCCCGGCAAGAATCCCCTGCAACTCCGAGAGGTTCACACCCAGAGCTTCGCCGAACGGGACAACACGGCCAAAGGCTCCTGCGAGTTCCGATGCAGTCGTTCGACCGAGTTCAATCGTGCGAAAGAATTGGGACGAGATTTGGTTGACTTCGATGACGCCTTTGCCGTAAGCATTGAGCGTACCGGAGAGCAGATTGACGCTGTTGTTTACCGACGCCACTCCGACCTTCGCGAAGACTTGCACGGCCCGAGTGAACTCGACTTGCTCCCTAGCACTATTACCAATCTGGTTCGAGATCGTTTGATAGAGGCCGGCAGCCGTATCGAGAATGGGGCTGCCGAACTCATCCGACAGTTGACGAATCGTATTCGACAACTGGGTACTGGTGCCGAACGTACCATTGGCGATCGTCTGAATTTCTTCAACGCGAGTACCAAACTCAATCGCGGACTTCGCGGCGTCCGTGAACGTCGCTTGAACACGTCTTAGAGAACGAACGATAAGTTGTGTGACGACAACTCGGGTTAGCAACTGCCACGATACAGTCAACCGCTCCGTCGATTTGGTTGCACTGTTAAGGCCCTGTTGAACGCTGCCGCTGGCCGTATTGACATTATTGAACACCGCTGCCGCAGCATTGCCGGCAGTGTTGAACCTGTTCAGCGTTTTGCCGAGACTGCCGATCCGCCTGTTGAAACTTGAGATCGATTTATTGAGCGAGTCCAACGAGGCGAGTGCCTTTTGGACGTCAAAACCCAACTCTTGCGTTATGTTAGCCATTACACTTTATTGTGTTTTAGGTACACAGATCGGCACAAGTCACGAAACTCTTGTGATGTCAATACCCACTTACACCGGTTGACCGTTTTGTGTACCCACTGGACGTTGTTAAGATCATAATGCTTCGATGGATCAATTCGATCTAATGAGGCAGTTGTCTTTGTGTCTGATCCAAACTGCAACTCCCACCCAGTTTCAGCGCACTTTGCATCTTGTTCTTGAAACAGTTCCCACGCCTGATGGATTGTGATGTTTACTTCAAGGTCTCGTCTGCGAGCATTTGACAGTAATCGAGTCCAATACCTTCCCGGAAGATCACCAACCCCTGTCCATCGGCCATTGTCTTTACCTGACTTCCTACATTTGACACATCGTTGACTAATCCCCCGCACCAACGTCGATGCGGAAATAGCTCTGATAGTGCCGCTATCACAGGTACACCGGCACCAATAATACGATGACCTGTGAGTAATAGACCGATCGCCGACAATCCAAGTGCCGAATTGTTGACCTTTATTAAGGGCGAGTCGTTTCTTAGCCATCAGATCGTGATCGTTGCACCAGCTTTGAGAAACTTGAACGGGTTGGGAAGTCGGACCTTCCCGGCGAACTCATTGAACGTCTCTCGACCCGCTCCAATGAAGTTGTACGGGCCGGGACGTTCCAAATGAAAACCCTTCTCCAATGCGTTTACATTCACGGACTCATTGATGATGAGATGGTCTAGGGACGTCCGATAAATGAACGTGTAACTCCCCTTCGACGATTCGATAGACAAGTCGCCGTCGCCAAGTGACTTCCCCAGACTGATTCGACTGGGGGCAGAAGGGGATATGCCGAGGGTAAGAGACACCTTCGACGCTAACTCCATGAACGTGGCAGCAGAGGCACCCGACCACACGGGCATGCCGCCCTTACTATCGTGCAGCGGGCCGTTCAGAACGATACGTTCAAGCCATGCACGGGCAGCAGCTTTGACTTGCGCCGTCATGTGTTCGCGAAGTTCTTTCTTGTAACCCCGCAGGTCGAACTTGATAGGTCGCAAGCGAGCTTGAATGCGCATTGTCAGCAGGACATCCTACTACTTCGTATCCACACCAGCGAATGCAGCCTCACGCTCAAACGCGTCGTGGCTGTCGATTTGGTAGAAGGCCACGATCAGGGCTTGCGTGACCGGGCTACATTCGTCCCAACTCGCGGCCACTCCGGGCGGCCTGATCCCGAGACGGGCACAGGCCGCCCAGATTTCGAAGTGGCTGGTGCGAAACTTCGGGAGCGTTAGCTTTCGGGAGTCGGCTGCTGACCACGCAGAAAAACATCCCGCGCCCACTTCAGCTTTTCTTCATCGAGGCAGTTGACTTCCATGACGTGCCGAAGAATGTGACCGGCCTCGATCTGCGTGAAGCCGGCGGCCTTGAAGTCATCCTGCCAATGCCGCCACGTGGACGGTTTCTCGGGATCGACCTTGTCCCACTCGATGTTCGAAGGCTTCAGAGTCTCGATGACCATCCAGCCCATCCGCTTCTCGTTGTACTGTTCAACGAGTTGCTTGTAGCCGGGATCGTCGTGGTTCTCTTCCCGACCCTTGGGGGTCAATCGAACGGGGACTTTTGGTGCGGGGCAAGCCGCGTCAAACGATTCGAAGTCGCTAATTGCCCGCCCCACAAATGGGACCATCTGGTCCCCGCGGGGTAGAACAAGGACTTCCTCATTCGGCCCGCCCACAATTACGCCATTGATCTTCATCTTCGTTGCCTCAAGCTGATGGTGGTGAAATAGTCAGGGTTGCTCTAGTTGAGCAACCCTGACTGAAGAGCTTTTAGAAGCGTTCCGTGATCGGCACCCGAACGTTGCATCGCCCGGAGACCGAGATTTGGGCTTCGCTGAAGTCCGGGGCACGGCTCTCGGAACGGAAGTCCGGGAAGGTCGTTCGCTCGGACTCTTTCGTGCCGCACGGGGGAACGTGTTCGACAATCACGTCCACGGCATACGGTTCGCACAGGTCTGCGGCCGAACTGACCCACTCCGTGGCACTACCTCTGCGTTTGATCGCATCCATCGGAGCAATCGTTTCGCCGGTGCCGGTGGTGATCGACTCGTAGACGAACTCAAGATCGACTGACAGGGGTTGGTCGTCACCTTCGCGAACGGTGTCGAGCTTACCGCGGTCGAGTTCGTACTCGAATTCATCGGCTTCGGTGTACGTCAAGTTGCCGTCGCCAACCTTGATTTCGATTCGCTGAGGAAGGAACGTCAGGACACCGCCGTCCACGTAAGTTCCAGCACCGAGTGCGGGTGTGAACTCGATGTTCGTGGTTGTCCCGTTCGCGGGCGTGCGCGCCGTCACGGTGTGAATCTGTTCGGTATCAGTCTCGCCGTCAATGGTGAAGCGGGCACCGATGGGAATTTGATCGGTAACGGTCGAGTTCAAAACGACCGCCTCAACGTCGGCGTCGGTGTCAGTCGCCACAGGCGGGGATGCAGTAAGCTCGGCAACCCCACTCAGACCATCCTGAATGAAGATCGTGGAGTTCCGCAGGTCGATGCGAGCAAACGCGGCAATGCAGGGGGTAGAAAGGTAGCAGTTCATGTTAGTCCTCAAGGTTCATCTGATAGCGGGCGTCTACGATAGCCTGCTTGACGCGATCGGTTTTTTCAACCTGACCAAAGTGAAAGAGTTTCGTCATGTCACCCTTGGAATACCGATTCACAAGGCACCCAAGTAGAATCTGAGAGTCGGGGTCGCCCTCGTCAAAGTCCCCCAGTTGATTTCCGAAATTCCAGACTTCGATGGGAGCAGTCAATGCTGCTTGGTAGAGTCCGGATAACCTGTGCAACTCATGTCGGGACTTTGTGTCGTCGCCCATGTATGAGGTCAATAGGACGTTTACATCAACCCATACTTCGAAGCAGCCTTGCAGCGGTCGGATGTACGGACCGTTTACTCGGGCTTCTATCCGGTCGGGAGCAGACAGGAAAGAGTCCGTTCGCTCGTCGATCCCCTCAATGAGGAAAGGGATGTCGCCTACGTCCACCTGACTTAAGTGATACGTGACAGAAGCGAAAATCCAGCGAGGCCAATTTGGATTAGCTTGCATTTGACTTTGCCAGATATTCTATTGTGGTCCACATGAAGTTCGGGTTGTCTTTGAAACATCCCAGACCCTTATTGCAATTCGTACACAGTAATCCGCGAACTCTCCCTGTTTTGTGGTCGTGGTCTACTGCAAACTTGTCAGAATCCTTTATACCAGAATTCTTGGACCGACATATTGCACATGCACTGCCCTGACGTGTCAACATTCGTTCGTAGTCGGCTTCGGTTATTCCGTACCGACGTTTCAAGTGCGAGGCTCGGGGCTTACCTCGTCGAGTCTTGCGATGTTTCTTACTACATTCCTTATCGCAAACCTTGCAGCAGGAACGTACACCTTTTCGATGTATGACGCTTCGATAGAACTCTGCCAGTGGTTTGGTTTGTAGACAACAAGGGCACGCCTTGCTATCAAGCTCTTCAAGCGATCGCAACACCTTCAATTTCGGGTTATGTTTTGAGCGACGCTTAGGCTTCGGCATCGGACCCCCACTCCACAAAGTTCTCAGCTTTCAACTTAAACACCTGCTGAGGCTTCTCACCAGTCAATGCTCTTGCTGTGACGATCCACCCCATGTCGAATTCGTAATCGTTCAAACTTTCGATCGCGTACTTTCGCCCTTGGTAAACGATCCAAGAACTGGTAGTCAGCGTCACACCGGGTAAGTCATCGCGGTCGATGAGGAAATTTCTTGCATCAGCTTCATAGTGACCCCCCTGAAGGATTGCTTTATTGGCCGAGATGATTGAGATCGTTCGGTGCTCAGCTTTGGATAGCCGGCTGGGCAGAACGATAGCTCGGTCAACTACGAAGACGTCAACTTCGGTGCTGACAGTGCCCTTCTGTGGGTCCGACTCGCTGCTAAGCAGTGTGTAGACATCAACCCGATCTCCGTACCTTCTCTTGAGGTCGTAGACGGTTCTTTTAATGAGCCGGGTTAACGTGGAGTTGCCAGTCATCCAGTCTCTTTTCCACGCGAGTTAGGACTTCGGTGTTCTTGGTCAGCTTTCCCAACAACGCCCCTCGAATCTCGTCCTCAAGAGTCTCGATGCGGATGCAATGGCGAATCTCTCGACGCCAGTCCTTCCACAAGAAGAACAAGAGAATGATGATCGCGGGGCCATACTGTTGCGCAAGCGTGACCAGATTTGACAGGTCGTGCATCGGGTTACCCCTTCCCAAAGAACGGCCCGCCCGGTTACGGCACCGGGCGGGCCAAAGGAATCGGGGATTAGCCGAGCAGCATCACGCCGCAGCGATCGTCCAGCACGGCGATCCCGGCCAACATGTCCATGTTGACCTTGATCCCGCCCTGATCGATGTCGTACTGGAACGACACTCGCATCGACAGGCCGTTGAAGTTGGCAACGCTGGACATCACACCGAGTGCGTTGTTCGGCACGGCAAGCGGCCGGCTAACCAGTGCCAGCGAATTCCGATGGAACGCGAGGTTGAACGAGCCGGTCGGGCCGGGGAAGGCCAGATCGTCGTTGGCCAACGCCAGTTCCAGCGGTCGATCGAGGTAGATCGTGGAGTCGGTCCCGTCGTTTTCCTCTTCGATGATCGTGTAGACACGGCGGCTGGCACCGGTGCCAAACGCGATCAACTGCCCGACCTTCGGAGCGACAGTCCAACCGTCGATCACGACACCTTCAGAGTAGCCAGCAGCAAACGCGCCCTTCACGGCATACGATTTGTAAACGGTGATGACCGCGCCGGCGAGCGTAGCGAATTTGTTCGCCTCGTTCATCGTGACAGCGGTCGTGTCGCCCGCACCAGTCGTCGCCGCGGTGATGTGCGTCGGCTGATCGTTTCCGACAACCGTCGCGTACTCACCGACAACCACTTCGTAACCGGTGATGACCACCGTCTGCGAACCGGCCTCTCCGGCCGGCTGCGCATCCGTCACAGTCCCAGTGGCGACATCAGACGGGCTGGAAATCGACGGGACATTCTGCGCAAGGTAGCTATCGAAGCCGTGAATTCGGCCCAGACGAGCGTTCTCCAACGCCGACCCACCGTCGCCACGCTGTTCAGCGCTGACGAACAGGGTCGTCTTGTGCATCGGGGTTTCCGACCGCGGCGACAAGACCAGATACCGCGTGTCATCCGGGCATTTGTTGATGTTCAACTGCTCGCGGGCGTCAAGCACGAAATCACTGGCGTTCGTCTTGTCGAGATTGTTCAGACGGCCGGCACGGTTCGCAAGGTACTTGTGAACGTGGCCGACAAGGGCGCGATCGACGCCGCGAGCGAGGTTCTGAGCCGCCGGCAGCAGATAGACCTGCACCAGATCGGTGAAGCTCTTCGACAGTTCGGCGTCCTTGATCGTGAACGAAGACTCGAACCACTGGTCGAGCGGGACGTTCACGTTCGTGGACTTCGCGTCCTGCCGCTTGTAGGTCGTGGCATCGGTCTTCCGGCGAACCTTGAAGTCATCCGGCCGGCGGGTCTTCACGACATCTCCGAACTCGGAAATCTCAGCTTCGAAGGAACGATGGACAAGGTTCGCCATGACCATATTTTCTTCCAGAATCATCAGGCTTTCCTGTGCCCAAACATCCGGAATGAACGCGTCGTTGTTCCCGTCCGTCAGACTGGCGAACGAAGCGATCATGGCATGGGACAAGTACAGATTCTTCATCATCAACCCTTTGTTTGTTAGTTACCAGAGGCCGAGCAAGCTGGTCTTAGACTTGAAGACCTTTCTTCCGCGCCTCACGATAGGCAACGGGGTCTTCCGCCAGCTTCTTCAAATCAATTCTGCCGTCCTTACCCGGAGCAAGGCCGCCGGTTGCCGAATTCGAACCGATACCCGGCACTACGTTCGACTTGAACAAGTTACCGAATCGTGCAAGGTCGTTCTTCATGTGTTCGACGGCCTCAGCCGGCGATAATTGCAAAACGACCGATTCACCCGCATCGTTCGTGGTGTCAATATCCACGACCGGTTTGAATTTACCGCCCTCGTCTTCAATGAGTTTCGAGGTCGGTTTGAGAAGGGCAACGATCTGCGAGGCGCTGAATGCGTCCCCGGAAACCGCCGCGTCCTGCAAAGATCGCTCAATCATCGAGTTGCGGTATCTCGACTCCCACGTCTTTGCGGCTTCCTTTTGTTCTTCAAGCTCCTTTGTGTACTTCGTTTCCAGCTTCTTCTTCTCGTGCGTGGCTTGCTCGTCCTTGGTCCTGATCTGCTTCCGCATGTCCTCAAGACTCTCTTCGAGGTTTGCCCGCTCCTCTTCAGACAGCCCCTTGTTCTTTAGCGTCTCTTGCAGACGCGTTTCTACCTGCTTGAGTTTGGTTTGGTGTTTCCGCCTGTCGTCGGCAAGGAATTTGTTGACCTCATCCTGCGTGAAGGATTTACCTGCCGGGGGATCGTCAGCCGGGGGATCGTCAGCCGGGGGATCGTCGGCCGGGGGATCGTCACCGTCAAACGCAGCGATGAAGGGAAGAGACAGGTAGAACAGTTCGTCGAAACTCATTTGAAGCTCTCCCGATTTTGGTAAGGTTCCCGTTGTGCGAAAGTTGCTCGGTTACATTTTCGCTACGGTTGTGAATCTGCGTATCGCTTCATTAAGACACGCGAGACAATTTCAGGGTATTGTCGTCCCTCAAATAGGGCCGAATGAGTCTCCATGCCGTTGCACTAGGGACGCCGTTGATGAGATGTTCTGTTGGCACCGCGTCACGGTTATACGTGGTTCGAACCGACGAGTATCCTTCCGAAGTCACAGCCATGCTTTCGAGTTCCATCTCAGGGTCGCGACCATCGAGTAGATTGATGGAGATTTCGTAGGCGGCGATTCTGATGTCCTGCGGAACTTCGGTGTCTGTTCCGCGGGGGAACTCCAACGACTGTTCGGGGTCGGTCTTCTGACCTTTGAAGGCAAATCCATCAATGATGCGTGCCGATTGAATCAATGCGGCGTTTCGGTTTGGCGCGCTGGCGTTGAACCATACCGTCGAATGCAGCCGATTATCAAAGTACGATGTGGCCTCAAGGACTGTGCCGTAGAAGGGGAGAGTTAGCATTTAGAACACCCCCCATCGCGAGTAACTCAAGCCAGACAGGAATCGTGAGCCGCCGGCCGCTGCACCCGCACTGAGACCGGCAATCCGGGGGCTGATTGTTGAGCGAACCTGCCAGTACCGCGCGCTCGTGCCATCACCCGTGGTTTTCCACAACTCGTTCCCGTCCGGATCAAGTTTGGCAATGTTTGTCGCGACCCCGACCGCAAACATTGGGACGTAGAGATTCCCGTCTACGTCCAGTTCCAGTGCGCGGGGAGTTTCAGTTGCCGCGTAGCCCCACTGCTCAACACCTGCGGAATTGAATTTCTTGACGTTATCCGACGTGGTGTGCTGCTCAGCGATGTAAAAGTTACCGGCAGCATCAACGACAATCGCGGTGACAGTTACGGACGAGGGGCCGAATGAATTCAGCAATGTCCCATCGGTATCGAAAATCTTGACTCTGGGTTCCGCGACACTGTTTCCGACGACGTAGATTTTACCGTCGTCGCCAACATACACAGACTGCGTGTGCGTGCCGTAATCCATCGTCAGCAATACCGAAGTCAGAGCATTGTTGAATTTCTTGGTTGTGTCCGTGACGATCGTTCGGTCATAGGTCACATAGACGTTACCGGCCCCATCAACAAACACGCCTCTCGAATTCGCACCAGTGTTAGCTCGGATCACAAGGGTGCCGGTCGGGTCATACTTCGAGATTGACTGGTTGCTAAACAGAGAGTGTGCTACAAAGATGTTACCGTTGCTGTCGGTTGCAAGTCCGTGTGCTTGCGCCCCGATCGCGACCGGACCCCAGATCACGCTCCCATCAACAGGGCTGAGTTTGTAGAGGTTCGTACCAGCGACAAACAGGTTCCCGTCTTTGTCAATCGCACACGCGAAAGAATCGCCAACGTCTGCCGCCCACGTCTCGAACGTGCCGGTAGCCTCGGGTAGGGCAAATGCCCCAAAGTCATCGTTTTGGCTAACGACTAAAAGCATTTACAGGACCATCCAAGTCACGGTTTGATCGGCGGCCGTTGCGACAACGAACAGTTTGGACGGGTCGGACACGGGGATGAGAATCCCACCGGCGGGGACAAGCAGACCTGTCGCTGCGGTCACACCTACC